GGCATTGCTGCTGGCATTTCTGGCTATGCCTATACGACTATCAGTGGCATTCAAGTGGCTCGTACCACTATTTCTGGCTACTACGAAAATGCTGCTGGTACTGCCAGTGGTGTTCTTTTCCCAGTGGTCACGCAAACCGACATTGGCACCGATCCTAATCAAGTGCCAGTGTGTGGAATGCTTGGTTCCATGGCATTCTCGAATTTTCCATTTTGGCGAGGAGGAAGCGATACTACTACAACTACTGGCACATTAATTGTTGATGGTAGTTCATACGATAGGTTTAACTATACGGCCAGCATGGCAGGTAATGTAACTGTGCAGTTAGATAATTTGACCAATGGAAGAGAAACAAAACTGTATGTGAGAAATACTAATGCCACGGCTCGCACAGTCACTTTTGCAGGATCTACTACTACTAGCGGTCACACTGGTGTGCCATTGTCACCTGGCAATGGAGGAACATCAGTGAGTGGCATAACGCTTTCCGGTTCTACTGGTACGGCTATTGTGTGGGTGGGAAATATTAATGGCACCATCGTTGGAGGCTTATTCTGATGACCATTAAAGCGCTTTACCCAACCATTCGTCCATCGCTTGATTTAAATTTTGCACGCACTAGAGCACTAGATCCACGCATCACCTTCACTCGTGCATCTACTGGCACTTTTGTAGGCAGCAATGGCCTCATTCAAACTGCTGCTAGCGGAGTGCCACGCTTTGACTTTCATCCAACTACAGGAGAGAGCTTGGGGCTATTAATGGAGGAGGCAAGGACAAATAGCCTTTGGCCGAGTGAGCCAACTACGGCGACTTTGCGAAACGGTACAGGCTCACCAGGAAACACCTGGGCGGTCTATGATGGAACAGTTTCTTCCGCAAGCAGAAATACGATTGGAGGTCTAGAAGTAACAATTAATTCAACTTTAGATAACAATGGGTTCAGTGGTGGCAATGCAACAAACTGGGGAGGCATTGGAGGCGGCGGTAATCATGCACTTGGCACTGTTGCAAGTGTATCTTTGTTTATTAATCCTCTGACGTGGACTGGAAACATTTGGATTGGAAAATTACCACAAGATGGCAACACCACTTTCGTCGCGCAAACTTTTCAGTTATTTAACAATGGAATTTATACGGGCCCTGCTTCCAATGTAAAAGCAATTTTTTCAGACGGCACCTACTGGTTGCACCACATTGCGTGGACTGACTTAAGTACCAACACCGCTGCGGGCCAGTTTCTCGTCCTCTTTACCACCACACCTGGGGATAACATTAAAAAATTCTGGGCTGGTGGTTTTCAATGGGAAGCGGGTGCTTTTTCCACCTCCTACATCCCCACCACTTCTTCTACTGTCACTCGTGCTGCTGACTCGGCAAGTATCGATGGGGCTAATTTTAATAGTTGGTATAATCAAAGCAGTGGTTCTGTTGTTGTTAATGTATTAGCCTCTCAGGGAACGAGGCCCCCCGTTGCGGCTGCCTCTGTCCTAGGGATTACTCCAAGTGCTGGGGTAGTGCCTGGTAATTTAATCTATCAAAATACAGATAGCAATGGTACTTGGTACACTTACGATTCTGGAATCTTAGAATTGGTGCAAACTGTTAGCCTTAACCCTAATGGAAATAAATTTGCGTGGGGATTAACTGCTGGCGCGAGTAGCGTAGCTGTAAAAGATGGCGTAACGCGAGGAAATTACTCGTGGTCGTCTGTTACTAGAACTGGTTTCTTGATTGGCACCGAGAACAACGGATCTATTAGGTGGAAAAGACTCACCTACTACCCCGTCCGGCTGCCCGACGCCCAACTTCAGGCCCTCACGCAATGACAATAAAAGCGCTCTATCCAACAGTTGAGCCCTCGCTTGAGCTGGACTTTGCCAATACAAAGGCGCTAGATCCTCGCATTAGCTTTGCGAGGGCTTCGACGGGCACGTATGTGGGCGCTGATGGGCTTATAAAGGCTGCCGCTAGTGGCGTGGCACGGTTTGACCATTCGACGACGGGGGAAAGCCTTGGGCTGTTGGTAGAAGAAGGAAGAACAAATTACGTGCCATATAGTGAGCAATTTGATAATGCTCTTTGGATTAAAACTCGATCAACCGTTTCGGGGAATACAATTATTGCTCCAGACGGGAAAACTACTGCTGATGCAATTGTTGAAGACTCGGTTAATAACAATCATTTCATAGCCTTTGGCCCTTACGTGTCAGGAGGAGGAACTACTTTTCCGACCACAGCCGGGGCCGACTACGTGGTTTCTATTTTTGTAAAGAGAGGGGCAGGGTCCAGAAATTGTTTTATTTATTTAAAACGTTATACAGGTACGGCATATGGCGGCTGTTTTTTTAATTTTGACACGGAAGTTTTAACTGTTAATACAGGAAAATCCCACAAAATTGATAAATTTTCAAACGGTTGGTATCGAATTTCTTTTGTTGGAACTGTAGACACAACAGGAACTGTTGAGCCAATATTGGAAGTATATCTTATTGAGGGCACATCAAACTTTAATTATCAAGGCAATGGTGCAAGTAGTATATACCTTTGGGGAGCACAAGTTGAACTTGGCTCAGTCCTGACTTCGTATATTCCCACTGGCAACGCTTTAAGTGGGACGACTCGCGCTGCTGATGTGGCGAGTGTGTCCAATGCCAATTCAAGTATCTTCTCCACGTCCGCCTTCACCACCATCAACTCCCCATTCGGTACTGCTGGCGGCAGTTCAACACTAGGGTTTGCAGGGCCTGTAGTCAAGCGAACTTCCGTGTACAATGGCAATCTATCGTCGTCTCAAATTAACACTCTCACTGGCACCAGTGATTTCTGGCGATGGCGAGTCACAGGTTCTACTTTTGCGCTGCCTAATTTCTTTACCGACGGCAATGTAACTGTTGACTGGAATGATGGAGTGGTAGAAACTCTTACCACTGGCGTACATACGTTCGTTGATGGCAAAACATATCATGACATTGGTTTTAGGCTTAATAGTGGTACGTATTTTGGGCCCAGTGTTTCCAATAATGGTACATATGCCAATCGGGTGGTTGCTGTGGGTCCGACACCTGCCAGTATGAAAATAAATGCTTCCGTCGTATTTTCTGGCTGCGTTAATTTAAAAATAGTTGATGCCACTCTCAACCTTACTGGCGGAACAAATTTTACCAATGCTTGGTTTCTTAATTATGCATTAAGTTCACTTCCAGTGGTTGATACAAGTACTGGCACTAATTTTACCAATACTTGGTATGCATGTGTCTCTCTTACTTCCTTTCCGCTTATTAACATTAGCACTGGAAGTTTATTTTATAGCACTTGGGTTAACTGTCAAGGACTCACCTCATTTCCACTGCTTAATTTTAGTTCGGCAACAGTTCTTGAGGCAACTTGGAACAATTGCACAGGACTTACCTCCTTTCCGTTAATTAATACGAGTAATGTAACAAATTTTAATTACACTTGGAACAATTGTTTCTCATTGACCTCTTTTCCCTTGATCAATACTGCTGCCGGTACAGTTTTTTTCTCCACATGGCTTCAGTGTTATGGATTAACCAGCTTTCCGGCATTAAACTTTTCCGCTGGCACTGACTTTCGCGACGCTTGGCGATCATGCTCATCCTTGTCCACTTTTCCGCCAAATATGTTTAACACCACCGGATCATTAATCTCTACTGCCTTCGGGACGGCTTTTACTGGTTGCGCATTAACTGCAATATCTATTGAAAATATTCTGACTTCATTGGTAACCAATGGCAGATCCAATATTACTCTTGACATGGCTGGCGGAACCAACGCAGGGGCGTCCACTTGGACTGCGCCAGCTCTTTCTGCATACGCTACCCTTGTCTCCAGGGGTTGGACTATCACCCGTAACGCTTAATTATGACTAACTATCTTCGTTTTGCCAATCAAACCGCGTGGGAAGCTGCTGGCGAAGCCGCCGGTTTCCGCGTTAACCAGCCCGTTATTGTTCAAGAAGCATCGTTTGACAATGAAACCAATGAGTCCATTCCAGCAGTTTTTGAAGACCGTTGGACATGGCTCTACTACACACATGAATGGGCCATTGACGATGTGGGTATTCTTTACAACAATGATGCCGTGGTAGATCCTGAAACCTTCGAGCTTATCACGCCTCCCACTCCCATGGAAGGCTGGCATATTAATTTTATTGGCACGCTTCCCGAAGGTTGGGATCAATATCTAGTGGCACCTCGTAATCCTCGTCGGATGTTTGCTTAAGCATTTCGATAGACTGAAAAGAAAGTGCTATGGCCAGGGGATTAGTCCGTAAGAATAATCTATCTGATTTGCCTTCGCCCGAACAGGCGCGGATTAATCTTGGCCTGGCTTCTGCAGATTTAAACAGAATTAAAGGACTGTTTTCTTCTGCTTATGTGCAGCCCACGGAAGTGCAATGCATTGCTGGATCGTCCAGTAATTTCCAGCAACAAATTGATAGTCTGAATGCCACGCTTTCTGGCATTGTTCCCAGTTTGTACGTTGCACGATCTGGAGATACCATTACTAGTGGCTGGACCAATACAGGCTTTATTCAATCAAGCTTCGTAGTGCAAAGTGGCACCACTCTCAGCGGTTCTACTGACAGTCTATTTTCCCTCACGGTTTCAGGACTGTCCTACAGCCTCTCCACTGCCACTCTTGTTTGCAATCTTGGCTTGACGGTGCAAGGGTTGGAGGACAATGGAAATGTGGTATTTGCCAGTGGAATCACAGTAAACAAGAAAGTGCCTGTTAAGATTGGCGGCAGACAATTCTTTATTGAGGCAGGCTAATGGCAGTTAAGGCAAAAGGGGGCAGTGCAGCCCTCAAGCGTTCACATCAGCCTGGACCCCCCAAGCTGACGAGGCAAGGAAATGGAAAGCGGAGCAAGCCCAGCCATGGCCGTAAGCTCCTGAGAGGACAGGGGAAAGCTTGACAATGGCAATGGGAAAGGCTAGCTTCTGGCTGGCTTTTTCTTGGTCTTGTGGCTGCCGACATCAACTGCTATTCCTTTTCCCATCGCTTCTCCTCCACGCAAGATTTGCCTGGCTATTGCGGCTATGAAGAAATCACGCATCAGTGTCAAATGGCTGATGCTCCTGCGTTAGTGCGTTCTTTCGCTCATTTCCTTACTGGCTGCGGCTTTGCCCCATCGTCTGTTTACAACGCAATGGAGACCATTGGAACGGAGTATAATGAAGCATACATAGACAAGGAATAATTTCAATGGGCCAAATTGTTGCAGATGGGGAGCAGTTTGAAACCCACGTAATTGCCGATAAATACGGCCATCTTCTTGATTACGGCCCTGACAGTGGAGTGGTAGATGCATTTGGCAGGCAGCGTGTAAGCAATCCTTATACGCTGTTTGATAGCACAATGCGCTTTGACAAGCGCACCGATCAATGGTATGAAATTACTACCGCCAGCGGAACTACTAATTTCCTCACCAATGCCAGCACGTTAGAGCTTAAAACCACCACTGCTTCTGGCGATACTGTTCTGCGTCGTACAAAGCAAAGATTCCCTTACCAGCCAGGGAAAAGTATTTTCTCCATGCAAAGTTTTGTTGGGGCACCATTGGCCAGTGGCTTGGTTCAGGAAATTGGTTATTTTGATGATAATAATGGTGTGATGCTACGCGCCAGTGGCACCACTCTCCAGTTTGTCATCAGAAGTTTTACTACTGGCAGTGTTGTCGAAAACGTAGTTAATCAGTCCGATTGGAATATTGAAACTTTTCCGGCGTTAAATTTTAACAGGGCACAGATTTTTGCTACAGATTTGGAATGGCTGGGAGTGGGAAGAGTAAGATGTGGATTTGTTATTGATGGAAGCATTGTCTATTGTCATGAATTTAACCATGCAAATAATATCAATAGAACATACATGCAAACGGCAATTCTCCCATTGTCATATCGCATTGTCAATACCACTGCACAGGCAAGTGGCACCACTTTCCAGCAAGTTTGCTGCAGCCTTTTAAGTGAAGGCGGTTATGAACCAAATGGCGCCATCTATTCGGCATTTCCTAATTTTGCAAGCGTTTCTGCTGCCACCGGAGAGCGCCTTACCGCTGCAATTCGCATGGTAAGTGGTCGCACGGGCAATGTAATTTTGCCGGTCAAGATTGATGTGGCTGCGTTTACTAGTGATGTTATCTTATGGAGGTTGCGTTTGAATCCTACGCTTTCTGGTGTCACGTGGAGTGGAGCCGCTAACGGAAGGGGAAATGTTGAAACAACCACAAGCGCCACTTCAGTGATTGGCGGCACTATCGTCAATACTGGCATTGTTTCCCAGCAGCAGTCAACAGATTTAAAGATTGAAACAGCAATTCGCCTTTCTCTTGGGGTGAATGCATCTGGGCAAAGTGACGTGCTGGCTTTGACCATTGAAAGCGATGGATCGGCAAGAGCAATGGGACAATTGGGCTGGGTGGAGATTGTCTAGTGGTGCTACAGTTCTAGGACTGGCGCATTGTTCATGAAAAACTGGCTTGACAGTCCAGAGATGGAAGCTTTCCGTGACGCATGGCATCATGCTGATTTGGTGCAAGGCGCGGAAGATCAAGCTTGGTGGGACAGTCTTACGATGGACGAACGGGCGCAAGCGTTCCGCCAAATTTGTAAGCTAATTTACAAAGCAGACGTGAAAGACAAGGGCAGCTATCGCTATGCAATGTATGACATTTTTAATATTGATTATGGCGATGGATTAAAGCACTACATGCAAATTCACAACTTAATTAGTCATGCTGTTGATGGTGAGCAAGCGGCATTCGTTGAGCGCGTTGATGACAATTTAAATAGTACAGACGAGTGGTCATGAAAAGGCCGGTGGTAAACATGAATAGACCAACGACGATTTCCATGGTGCAAAAGAATCTCGTCCTATTGTAGCTCTTCCAGTTGATAGGTGATCCTCATTTCGCCTCCTAGAGCTTTTACATCGTCGCTGGCGTCTTCTGCTGCTTCCTGCTGGATCATCACAGAAGGAACAACGGCATCAGGCAATGCAGTGATGGTGGCATGAGGATAGAGCTGCTTGGCTTGTTCTACTAACGTTGATGCTTTCTGAATACGCTCTTCCTTATCCCATTGCTCCACAATCTTAATAGTTTGCTTATCTACATCTTTCATCGTCCGTTGTGTTTTCCACTCAGTCCAATCTGGACGGCACCAGACAATGAGCCTGGTTAGCCATGGGCTAAAGGCAAGCGAAGGATATTTAGCAATCAGCCAAATGGCCACTTCATAAAGCAGGGCATTAACCAGCGCTGTTAGGGTCATTTGCTAACCAACACAGCCCAGCCAGAATTTGGACCTTCAACAGTCCAACGTGGCAGCCAATATTTATTGCCATAGTAAACACATTTGCCACCTTCTCCACTGGAATAGCCACCATTCACAATGTCAGCCGTTCCATACGGGTCGTTATGGACCACAGAAATTGCATCAAAACCCACTGCCACTGTCCAATGGCCGCCTCCAGACGGGGCCGTATAGCGTCCATGATGCAACCATCCAACCAGCACGGGACGGCCTGCTTGAAGCTCTTTGTGAAGGGTCTCTAGACCCATATTTTGCTTGAATTCTGCCTTGAGTCCTAGATGGTGAAGGGCCTTGAGCTGAGCACTGGAGTCAGTAGTGTCGCCATAACGAGCACGAATGGAATTGTATTCATCATCGCTACCCACTTTCCCATAGAACTTGGCAACCATTGCAGAGCTGCTACTAAAGCATTCGCGACTGCCATTGCCACTTTTGTTGTCACGTTGCCATTCATATGGCACAGACAATACCACCTTCTTAGGAGGTTCTTGTTTTCCAGCCTGGCTCCAAATCTTAAACCATTCATTATCTTTGTCCATCAATTCAGGAGCAGTTTTCATGAGCTGCTCCTCAAGCATTTGCACTGCAGCACTTTGGTACGGCAGTCCATTCTTGTAATATTTGAACAAATCTGAAAGGCGAACGGAGCCAGACATGCCTGCGTCCTAGTTAATTTTGGTCTTGAAGATGGCCTTTGCAATGGCAAGAACAAGCTCGACAGTGCTATTAGGCTTGATGGGAAGAGCGGCAATAATGGTTTCAATGGCACCGACGACAACGCCGCCGATAAGCATAAGTTCTGCAGGAGTCATGAGGGACAATGCGTTTTCTTTAGCTTAGCGTTTGATTTCCAAATCGCGCACTCTGCCCTCAATTCCTTTCATACTATTTGTCAAGTCGTCCAATTTATCAGCAATACTTTCAACTTGTGTGGAAATTTTTACTTGTTGGTTGCCCACTGTTACCATCATTCCACCACTGGCAAGCAGCATGCCTGCAGTCACCGTTGCTGCAAAGTTCATCATGCCTTCTTGCCAAGACTGCATTGGTCGTTGTCCTTTTTCAATATTCTACACAATCACCGTCTTTAACTTTGGCGGTTTAAACTATGAGGAAGTCAATTTAATATCACCATGGGGATGAGAAATGGACCTGAAGAACTCCTTCAATCCCTCTCTGAATTACGCCCTGGTGAGGCCAAACGACGTTTCCGTAAAGGCATCTTTGAGGATTATCCGCTACGAGGCCCTTTTGGGCATTGCGCTTGCGCCTATTGTGGCAAATGGACCGAAAAGCTAACTCTCGATCATGTCGTTGCCAAAAGCAAAGGCGGGCCACATTTTGCAAAATTTAACCTTGTACCCGCCTGTCTCGCCTGCAACGCAAAAAAATCAAACCTTGCTCTTATTAGATGGTGGAGACAGCAAGAGTTTTGGACGAAAAATAAGGAGTTAGTTCTGCTTGCGTGGGTGTACGCAAATAGTTTTGTAAGCGCACACACTGATCTGCATGAATATGAGTTGTGGATGGAAAAGATTGGATATGTTACGCCTAGGTCAGATTTAAAACCTGTTCCGTGGCACGACACTACATCTCGTTGTTTGCCCATCGCTCAGATGTGCTGAGATAAGCAATTGCAGATTCTAGGAGAGCCACGTTGTCCTGAAAATGGCCAAGGCCTTTATTGCATACAGAGCACAACAACCCTCGAACATTGCCAGTTTCGTGGCAGTGGTCAACGGCTACATTTTTACTTCTAAATGTTGATCCTTGTTTAATTTCAAGTTCCGTTTGGCAAATTGCGCAACAGTTATTTTGCTCTTCCCGAATGCGATTAAACTTTTCTACTGACATTTTGTAACGATATTTTAGAAACAAAGCCGAAACGCAATCCTGGCAACGACTTGAGATATTGCTGCTGTCGTGACTTCCGTGAAAACAATTAAGCAATTTTTTCTCTTTACATGTGGAACATTGTTTGATTCCTGTTTTGATTTCCTTGAGTCGTCTTTTTTCCGCCTCTTGAGCCTTTTTCTGATTCTTGCCAGGCGCAAACCATTCTGGGAAAGGCGCAATTTCCAGTGCCTGTTCTGGCGTTAATCCCAGGTTAATCCGATTGGCAATAAACCGCCCACTGAATCCATACTCCTCCGCAGCATCTTTAATTTTTGCGTACCGTACGCCATTAACCAGTATTGGACGACCCATGCTATTCGTCCTTGCTCTTGGTGCTATTTCTAGCGCCTCTTCTAGACTCCAACTCAAGGCAAGCCTGGCGCCCACTTTTGGCGGAGTAAACCCATAATGCCTTGCTGCTTCGGAAATAGATTCGTACTGGACTCCTTCTACGGTTACTCGATGAGCCAAGTGTCTACCTTGTTTACGTTGTCAAAAGATTCTAGCAAGTTTTTTCCCGAGAAACGTTGTTATTGCAAAAGAAAAGGGGGCTTATGGCCCCCTCTCTACTATTTGGTGCGCCGCTTAACCGTAAGCACGCTTCCAGCAATCACCGTCGTCCAATGGCTCTGGAGGACCTTGGCGAAATGTGCAGCCGCTGATCATGTAGGCATCAGGATCGGCAGGTTCAACATCATCTAGGGGAGTTTTAAGCTCAGCCAAGAATTCGCTAACTGTATTTTCAACGCGCTGAGTAAATGCTTCGTCTGTTTCAATGGTTTCGATGAGGTAGTTTAGATACCATTGGCATTTCAGCAAGTCTTCCTTGCCATTTTTGCGTTCATAACGCCATAAATACTTGTGGCAATTGCCCTTAAGAAAGCCTTTAAAGGCTTCGCTACTCATAGAAGCTTGAATTGCTTCAATGCTTTCAATGCCACCCTGGGCGTAATGGCTGGGACTATTTATGGGGTCGTGCATGATCAGAGTTGGTAGTTGTTTTCAGCAAATGCCTCGAATACTTCCGGGGCGATGGGTTCAGCCAGCTTAAGCAAAGCCTCGGCATAAACGGCAATTTCATGCTGGGCACCCTTGCCAATGCGAAGGCTAATGAAATGCAGCAGAGCCTGCAAGGAACATGTCCAGACAAAACTTGTGTACACGCATGGTGGTAACACGCCACGAGCCTGCTCACGGCTCACACCAGCCATCAGAAGCGCATCGTAAGCTTGCTTGCTTTCCTCCACAGTCTTCGTATAAATCTGAGCGGCCAGGGCCTGCCCCCGTGAATCAAGCAGCTCTCCAGAGGCTTGCCTGTTGTTGGTGGCTTGAGAAGCAAATTGAGCAGGCACATAAAATTCTGCATCTTTAGCAGGACAGTAGCGGAAGCTTTTCTCATTCCAGCCAAGTTGGTCATCAACGTAAGTAGAGGCAATGGTGTGTTTGTACCACTGCCGGGCAATAAACAATGGTGCCTTCACCATCCATTTGAAAACCACGCCACGCAAAGGGCTCGTGTGTTGGTGCTTGATCAAATACTTGAGAAGCTTGGCATCACGCTCTGACCATTCCTCGGAATGTCCATCAAAGCTTTGCCTTGCATCGTTCACAATCGACAGGCTATTCCCCATCGCATCAATGAGGCATACATAGCTCTTCCCATCGTTTAGCGGATCGATGGGAGGCGGAAGGAGCGGATTAATCATTGTTGAGAATCAGCGCCACTGGACGGATTCGTTGAAATGCCACTGTACCACTGATGTGAGTAGTTTTTTCGTCCCATTTGACCATTGCAGCCTTTCGTCCATTGCTTCTATCGATGCCCAAGAATGTGCCGTAAATGGACGTTGGCACCATTCCAGCCCCCGTGAGGGCGACCAGCGCCACTCGCTCACCTTCTTGCCAGTCATAGCCCTTTGGAACGCTCCTCAGCTTATAACGCCGGGAAGCCGGACGCAAGATTTCGGGATTCTCGCCATTTTCCACACGTCGTACAAATTGCTTGCCATGCCCTCTTGGTTGTAGCCTAGAGACTACGAACGATGGTTTAAGCATGAAATTCTGCCTTCCAGTGGAATTGGTTTACAATGGCAAAAGCAGTGTGGCAATGATGGGTCCATTTGAGCAGTCAGCAGAGCGTGAGTTTTCCTTAGCTGTCAATAGGAAGGCCATCGCAGAATGCCATGACAACGTAAAGCTTCGTGAAGTGGCGCAGAATTTACTAACTGGCTGGTCGTCTATGCAAACGGCAGTTCAAAGCTTAATGCTTGAAAACATTCAGCTTCGTCAAGCAATGGCCAAGCAGGAAACAGACCTAGAAGCTGCTGATGAGATTATTAAAGAGGCTATGGAGCTTGTTGAATGTGCTCAGCAATCAGCGCGTGCCAAAAAACGTCTTTGGCCATGGTCGAAGTGAGCAGAAAAATTGTCCAACCGCTTGTATAAGCAAGATTGTATTTACGACAATCTCTTTCATAGCCGCTACCAGTGACATGACGGCCACGCATATAAACGCCACCTTGGATTTCGATGCCAGTACGGGAGTTGGGATGAGCAAAATCTAGGCGGTAACGTTTGGAACGTTTGGTTTTAGAGTAGCGCTCTTGAAAATCTTTTTCCCAGGCATCAATTTCACTAAATTCCTTTTCCAACGGAATGAGAGGATTGTGAGCTTGCCATAGTCCTAGGAATTGATCTTCAAGAGCACTCACTATTAAACAGCAGCTAACTGTACGTTAGCTCCTTGGTTTTGATAGTTGCCAGTGTAGGCTTGCCCTACTTCCTCAATCTCCATAAGCATCACTTGCACAATGCCTTCGTTGGCATAAATACGTGCCGGAAAGGCAGTGGGATTGGAGATGCTAATCGTGAGGTAGCCAGCCCAGCCGGGTTCGATGGGCGTCACGTTGATGATGATGCCACAACGAGCGTAAGTGGATTTGCCATCACAAATGCCCATAATGTGATCAGGCATGGAGATCAGTTCGTAACTGGTTCCAAGGCCGTAACTATGGGGAGGCAAGCGAAAATACTCACCACCATTGCTGTGGATGAGGGGTGCCTCGTATGGGATGGTGCTATTGAAAAGCTTGGCATCCAATTCACCCTTATTGGTTCCCTTGACAGTCTTGCCATCAACAACAAGAAAATGGTCGGGAGACAGCCGAATGTCATAACCAGCCTGGGAAAGGCCGTATGAAATAGCTTTGGTGCCATCGTCAAGAGTGCGCATCTTCTCGCCTACAAAAGGCATGAAGATGTCGTTCTCTGCAAGTTTGGCAATTTGCTTGTCGTTAAGAAGTGTCATGGTTTGGAAGAAATGGGCGCCGTAGCGCCCGCAACTATTTGGTCATGTCAAGCGTGGGAACCGGCATACCACCTTCCGTGGGAACGTAGATGGTGCGATTACCCTTCTCGCTTCCCTCTTGCAGTCCTGTGATATACAGGTATTGGAGGTAGCGAGGGTTGTCTTTGAGACTGTCGCCAATGATACGATTGGCTTCTGCCACACCCTTGGCTCGTTCGATTTCAGCGTCAGCAAGTTTGGAAGCAGAGTCCATTTTTGCTTGAGCCTCAAGAACTGCCACTTGTCTGGTGTACTCAGCCTTTTGAAGTTCAGCCTTGCCAGCAAGACTTTTTGTCCAGACGTTGTACTGCGGTCCTCCCACAAGAAGTAGCGTTAAGACCAGCAGGCCAGTGCCAGTTAGAGCAGCAAATTCTTTAGTCACGATTGAAAATAAAACGAAGGATCATTGAGCCAGAAGCCACGGCAGCTCCAAAGCGTGCCATTTCCAACCAAGGAAACAATGGCAAAAGGCCCCACCAAAGGGGCCAAGCCATTAAGAAAATAATGAGTCCTTGAAGGAAAAGACCAATAAATCCGCCTACAAATGTTCCCAGTTGATAAGCGGGGTCTTTATCTTCCATGGTGTCAGAACAGGTCGGTGGAGCTGCTGCCGCCGCCGAGGTCGTCGTTCTGCCACACAGAAGCGTAGCCCTTAGGACCTTCCTTGTCGCCCTTGATTTTGACGGAGCCAGTAAAACGAGGGGAACGATCAGAAGTCATCTTTTCGTTGGGCCATACAGCCATGTCGAGGCTGTAGTTACCACGATCATTAGCGCCAGCCTTCTTCAATGCATTGAGAAGGTCAGGGGTGAGATCAATGGCGGCAGTAATTGGGGGGCGATTTGCCACAGTGTTGCTCCTTGGAGGATGTTAGATGCCCGTGAGGGCTCGGCAAGCATAGAGGCTCTAGGCTCCCTTGTCAACTGTGATCGTGAAGGGCTTACCGCCTGGATAGAATTCTTCAAAATACCGGCGGGTCTTGTCGTTCATGATCGCCGCTTGGCAAGCAAGATCACACCCATCCATCGTTACGATTTGCGCCTCCTCCCCCTCTCCCGTGTCCGGGTCGTAGATGGAGATGGCGCAATAAGCTTCGTTGATTTCAATGGAATACATTTGCTCAAGGGCCTGTGCATAGGCGCCGAGTTGCATCTTGTAATCGGCTAGGTAGCAGTCGAGCTTACGCTTATAGCTGGTTTTCCAATCGAGGAGGGCAATGTTGCCATTCTTCATCGTTGCTAGCATATCAAACGTGCCGGAATAGCCAATTTGCAACTCGGAGTTGAAGTAGGCGATGGCGCTCTCTACTAGCAATGGCTGGTCAATGGTTTCCAGAAAGGGTTCGATGGAATGGAAGTAGGGGCGATATTTGCTCTTGGCTTCAAGATGGTGCTCAATATCCTCTCCATTCCATAGATCCTCTAAGACGCCGTGCAGCCACACGCCACGATCAATGGAGCCCATGGTGCGACGATTGGCCTCTGCATCGCCCACGCGACGCCGCCAGTTGATGAGAGCCATGATCTTGCCCACTGGTGAGCATGCCCCGGCTACGGTTGTAACAGAGGGCAGAACCAGACCCGCAGGCACATGGTCCAAACCCTCCGGCACCTTGTAATAGCGACGATTGTCCAGTTGGAGCCGGTCAGGAACAAACTGCTTGAACTGCACTGGAGAGTTAACGGTTCTTTACACAATACCCCCCAGAGCGGTAGTAGCCAAGGGGACACGTGCCGGAATAGTTGATGGGCTCGTTGCAAGCCGCCACTGGCAGGGAAAATGCAATGACAATGAGAGCAATGATGGTTTTCATGGTTCAACGAAAGTTAATGGACGATTCATGTCAACTTTGTAGTGGTCAATGATGGCGCCAGTGCCACGGTCCCAAGTGGTACCGCAGTCTGGACATTGCCATGCATAGCCACGATCCTCACGCCAAGACGACAGGTAGATCACTCTGGAAAACCATTTGGATCCGCCAAAGTGGTGTTGGCTTTCTTCTGGGATGGGCTTGTCATGCCACAGGCTTCCGCATTCAGGACAGTTTTTAATGTCTGAAAAATTGGTCATTTCAAAACTTCCCCCCAGCAAATGCGATTTGCTTGCCATAGCAGAGCCCTGCACAAATGGTTTTCAGAAGGGTCCGGGTCAGAAGCATATACGGAATGTGCTGATTCCCATGCACTTAGCCATTGTTCCTTGGTAGGAAACTTCATTTCATTTTGATGGTCCATTGGTAAATAAGTTCAAAGAAATAAACAATGGGCAAAACTGTTAAGCCCAACAAAAGCAGGCCAATAATAGTAGTGATGATGCTTGCAATTAGCATGGCTCGTCAAGGGGAGAATCATCAGCATTGGTAATAATTTGGCCCTTGAAAACAAGAGCCAAACGTGCCGCTGCCAGGTCTAAAGCTTTCCCGCAACGAATACTTCCACTCCTTTAATGGCCTGCTCAACAGTGCCTTCGGCGCAAATTGCACGAAGAGTCATAAGTTCTTGTGCCATTGCAACTTTGGTAAGCTTGATGCCTTTTTCTTTAATCCAAGTACCAACCATGGCGGCAATCACATTGGCGAGCATGTGACCATCCTTAAGGTCGTCACCCTTCGCAAGCCCAAGGCTTTCAAGACCAAGCTTTGCTGCCATCAAGCTTTGCTGGGAATCTCCATATTGAAGGGGATTGGCTTTGCAGAAGGCGGTGAGGGCTTCCTTTCCATTAAAGGCAGGAGCCCCCGCTCCTCCAGCAGCAGGAATGCTTGCTGTAGTAGGCGCTTTGTCCTGAGGCGATACCGCTGCTGGTTTCTTGCTCTCCTGTTGGAGGGGGAGTTTGGGCGCAGCTTGTACGTTGCCATCGTCGGAAGTGGGAATGTCTTCGCCGGAGTAAAGCTTGAGGCCAAGGCCAGTGAAAGTAGCAATGCACTTAACGCTTGCACGTTGAATGTTGTCACTCACCTGACGAGCATCAAGCTCCTTCACGGCATTGTGCTTGTTGTCCATCAATGGAAAGACCAATGCAGGAGTACGACGGCAACCATCCGTGAGGTAGGCCCGCAGAATCCAGCAGCCAGTTTGGCCAAACACTGGCCATCCCATTGTGCTCTCCTCAAACGCCACAAACAGCGTGGGGAATTGCTCTTTTAGGTAGCGGAAGGCAAACGGCCAGGACAGATAGGAGAGCCCTTTGTAATTCTTCTCAACGTGCTCGCCAATGGGCAGCATGTAAGCCTTGGTGAATTGCTCAGGCGTAATCTCCAAGGGCGAGAACAGACCATTCATACGGTCAGAGAGGGCTAGCGATGCGGGGGATGTAAGGTCCATGGGGAAAGAAAAAACGTCAGAAAAACAAGATTGTGTCACTTTACAATTCAGGGGCAGAACTGTCCAGGTTTTGAATGAGGTCATACATGATGACCACTTTGTTGGTAATTTGCTCTGCATGATTGACAAGACTGTCGCCAGGCAGTGGCCAGTCGCGAGTCACTCGCACGTCCGTAATGCCTTCAACGTGCTTCCAGTCAAAACCTTCTTCCATGGCACCCTCCTCAAAACAGAGCACCACTTCCATGTCTTCATGGTCCATGATGTAGGCAGCTTGAAGAGCTTCAATCAACTGAGAGATTTTCATAATCATCAAAAGAAGGTGGTAGTTCGGGCGCGGTGTAATCCACGCATAGGGACCATGCCCCATTAGAAAGGCTCGTGGAGCCCTCCCATGCGGGAGTGCAACGAATGAGCCGCTCAAGAGCTTCACTGCGAGACAGCTTGGCCTCTGAGGCAATGTTGTCTAAATGGTCAACGGCATCCTGCGTGAGCGTAAAATGCCTTTTGGTTTTAGGGCTGTCGTAGTTGGATTTCGGCATGCAGTGGCGCCGTGGTTCCTCCCCACAATACCCGCAGAAGCCAATTGAGCAAGCCTTCGAGAGATAAGGATGCCTTATGGCCACTGGGATTGCAGGAAAACGCTCTAGGTGCCATGATGCAAAGCGGCATACCATATTCCCTTTTTCATGACATTCTCGATCCTGGACTTCCTGGACCAACTGGAGCCCAGTAAGGAATCAGGCAAATTCATGTGTCCCGCGTGCGGGAACAATGATTTCTCAGTCAACAAGAAGAATGGTGCCTACACCTGCTGGCACGACGACACGCCTGCCCACCGGGCTGAAATCAGGGACGTGCTGGCTCCCATGGTGCGTTGGGAAAAGCCACCGAGAGATGCTGGTAACTACACCTTTTCCTACAGGAACCAAACCGGCCTGGAAGTGGTGAGGGTTCACCGCAGTGATGTGTCCGGCAGCAAGCGCATCTGGCAGGAATTCCCCACCATCGACACAAGCGCTACTGGCCAGAAGACACAGCTTCAGGAGGTGAAGGCCAACATCCTGCCCTTCATGTATGAAGAGGCCATTGCCGAGAGCGCCAAAACTGGCCTCCCCATTGTCGTTGTAGAAGGTGAACTCACCTGCCAGGCCGTCTGGAGCATTGGCCT